TTCAAAAGACAATACACAATATTCTTATGTTTGGTTTATTGATGTTGTGGGAGAACCAAGTGTTACAAAAGGAAATTGCAAATGATTACATTATCAGAAGCTATAAAAGAATTTGCAAAACAAACCTATGACACTGTAAAAGTTAAAGGTGGGAAAAATTATATCCAGGTCAAAGATAGATTAAATTTTGTCAGAGAAACTTTTGGTGAAAGAGTATCTATTAGAACAACGACTAAAGATCTTAATGGATTGGCAGAGTTCCATTGTGAAATGTGGCTTGATGATAAATTGATTGCTACAGGTAATTCAAAAGAAGTATCTGTTGGTGAAAAATCTTATGAAAAGCAAGAATCAGTGGCGGTAGGTAGATGTTTAGCTTTTGCAGGATTTGCAGGTACAGAACTTGCAAGTGCAGATGAAATGCAAAACTTTTTTAATAATCAATCTAAACTCATTGGTAAACCCAACCCAAATGCTAGAGCTGTAGCAGATGAATTTTTAAAATATTTATCTGATGCTGCAAAATATTCAAATAACATTGGCAGTTTTGAAAACCAAAAACAAAAGTTCATACAAGAGTTTAAGATTATGGATTTAAAAGATTCTGACCCAAGTACCTTTGAGTATGTCAAGCAGAAAGCACAACAATTAAACGAACAAGTTACAAAAAACATTAACAAAAACAAATAGGAGATATAATGGCTATAGATAAACCTATCTATTTCAATGTATTTAGAAACGAAACACCATCTCAAAAAGCACCAACTCATTCTTGGAATAAATGGAAGAATGATAAGGACATCATATTACCTGCTGGTGAATATGATTTAGCTTTTTTTGGAAATGCAACTAGACTAGACCCTAAAACAAAAGAAATGGTAGATAATCCTCATTTTAAGATTTCAAACCCTTACAAGAAGGATAAGGACTCTATTCCTTTTTAATAATGGAATCAGACGATCCTAGACATTACAAGAAGAGCATTCAAACATGGGATGCTATACTGAGTCAACTCTCTCCAGAGGAGGGAGTTGGCTATCTTAAAGGATCTATCTGTAAACATTTATTTAGATTTGGAGGTAAACATGGTAGCTCCATTCGTAGTAAACTTATGGATACAAAAAAGGCGTTAAAGTATTTAGAAAAACTTATAGAAATTTTAAAAAAAAAAAATATTGATCAAAATAATTTTTTTAAACAAATTGAAGAGGCTGAAAAAATGATTAAGGACAACAATATTACGAAATTATTTGAGAAGGACAAGGATGAATAAAATATATTTTAGTAAACGAAAATATGATGTGCTTAAATTTATTGCGAATTATTATGCAAGAAATGATTACACACCTACCTTTGCAGAGATTGCTAAAGGTATGGGTTTTACTAGAAGCAGAGCTAATGCCATTGTCAATGACCTAGTAATCATTGGTGCAATAGATAAAGAAGAGGGTTCAAGCAGAAGAAAAATTAGATTAAATGCTAAACAATTAAAACTTGTAAATAGTTTGAAAATAAATATAACATACTCAACTGATGAGTTTAGGTAAAAAAGTAATAAAAGAGAGTTATTATAGTTTGATGTATAAAGTTACAGAGGGTTTTAACAGCGTTGAAGAAGCTGCTAAAAAAAAAGAGCCAAGTTTAGACTTACCGATAGAAATTCTATCAAGAAAGTTTGACAAGGCTAATATTAAACTTAACGAAAAGGCGGATGATGGATTGTCCAAAAAAACTCCAAAGTCTGAAGGAAAAGCAAAGTGAGTACATTCGTAAGCAATGGAAATACAAGAAGCTCTTCCACAAGTTCCAAGACAGGCAACACAAGATTGGAACTAAGATACAGGCTTTAGAGAATGTTCAAAGTTCTATAGCAAGTTAAAATATAGAACAACGGATTAACTTAAAAGTTGTAATAGACTTAAAGGATATTATTCGCTAAAAATAAAGGGAAGATAAACGATGACAGAATTAGAAATAAAAAAACAAATGGGTAAACGATTGAAAGATATTCGTTTGATTAGAAGATTATCACAAGAACAAGTTGGAGCAATTTGTGGAGTGACGTTTCAACAAATACAAAAATATGAAAAAGGAAGAAATGGGATTAGTTCATATAGGTTATTACAATTGTGTCATGGATTGAATGTGTCTGAATTTTATTTTTTAAAAGGATTAAAACCAGAATTACAGAATTTTGGGAGTTCTACTAATGTCTCACAAAATCAAGAGTGTACTCTTGCTGAGAAAACATTAGAAAACGATATGTAAAAATCGTTTATTGTTGTGTGTAGATTAGGTGGTAAGTACGACATATTTCCTTTTGGCTTACCACCTGGTCGTTATTTTCCCACCAACCACCCATGATGCTTAAGCATCACACAGGCTTTGTTCTAAGCCACAAACTTATGTTCTTGCGTAATTAGGCTTCTTGCCTTGTCTTGGTTTTCTTTCTGCTGTTCTTTTTCTTTTGATTGCAGCAGCTCTTTGTGAAGCAGACATTGATCTTGCTTTTGCCAGTGGTACACATTTTGGGTATTTACGTTTGGCATCAGCCTTTTGTTTGGATCTCCCACATTTTGCAAAAGAACCATCTTTTCTTTTTGAACTAATATCTACCCAATTCTGTTTGAACCATTTAGTAAGTCCACCACTTGCTCTGGTCATGCTTTTTTACCTGTTCTATATCCGCCACCTCTTTTTTTATAAGTTTTAACTAACCAAGCGTTTGCGTATGCTGACGGATAGACTTTAAATTTTCTTTTTGCTTCAGCTTTTACCCTTGAGTAAAGAGCTTTGTTCGTTGGTACATTAGCCATTATGCCTTTGCTTTCTTCATTTTTGCTTTAATGATTTTTGCTTTTAACTTAGGTGGTAAATTCTTTTGTTTACCTTTTAAAAATTTACTTCCATTTTTATTTTTTTTCATTGTATCTCCTTACTTGTTAAGTTTTAAGGTCGGTTCTAAAACATATAAATTCAAATATATCTAATGCAAAAATATAACCTAAATAAAAAGAACCAATTAATAAAATTGCAAAAAATAAACTTAAAAATATTATTCTCATTTTGATTTGCTCAAAACTTTACCTAAAATTTTGGCTTGTGCCGAATGTAATTTAGATGCTTTTTTTAAACCTTTAATTACTTTCTTAATTTTTTTTTTTGCTTTTTTCATTTTTTTTACCTCTACTTTGCCACAAACATTTACATTGTTTGATGCACAAAATTTTACATAAAAAATGTTTTATTGTTGTAAGTATGTTATTCATCTTCTACTCCATAATATTGATTATTCGTATTGTCTGTTTTCCAATTGTCATTTTCAACGGACAAGTATTCCATATTTACTTTATAATCTGGTACATTATTTTCAACTGTAAAATTAGGTACATTAAACAAACACTTATTGTTTGGCATAAGTGCAAAATTGCCTTTTAAATAACTATTTTCAATAATAATAAAGTGGTGATACTTATGTTCTTGTGCAATTTCAGAGTGTGTTGTGTCTACAATATTTTTATTAGGATGTGCATAATCAATAGTAAATAGATAACTACCATCATGGATTACATTATCTCTACCCATAAATTTTACTTTAGATGAACCGACAAAATTAAAGTGATGCACACTCCCAAAGTAAGACATACAATCCCAATACGTTAGTTCTTTTAGTCCTGGGTCTTTAATATCTTCTCTGTCATAATCTTTATGAAAGAAAGCATGAATGGGTAATCTGCAATAAAAAGCTCCATTAGGAAGAAGAATATTAAATAAAGGTGTATATCCTTCCATTGTGGTTACGGAATGAATTACACAATCTTCTGATTCTCCAATGTGCTTTTCTTTGTTGTATAAAAACTCTTTTCTAATCTTTGCGTATTGCGGTGGTATATTATTATTTAGATTCATTTTTTTGCTCCTGCATTTCTGCGTCTATCCGATAACATTCATGATGTGCTGCTGACTTGTCTGCAAAGATAACAAAATTATCGCTAGTGTCTAGTAATTCATCGCAATATCTACAGACACCAACACAGCGAATACTAACCCTTTTTGGTTTTCTAGTTTTCACCTACAATTCCATTTACGCAATGCTTTATTAATTCTTGAATTAGGATCTCTTGCAGTCTTAGCAGAAGTAAGTTTTGCTTTCATTCCTTTCATGCGTTTGCAAAATGCAATCCTTCTTTTGGATGCCTTTGATCCAGGTTTAAGTTTACTAGGTTTGGTTGTAACCGCAGTTTGTAATTTAGAACCAGGATTTTCTCTACGATATTTTGCAACACCTTTTCTTGTTAGACCACCTGACCTTGATTTATGAACTCCTATTTTATACCCTTTCATTTAACTCTCCACAGGTAAAAACAATTTGATATTTGTTTTCTTTTAATATTTTTTTATCTAAATTATCTAAAACTTTTTTGCCTTTTGCAAAACCATGTTTGGCACATTCATCTTTTGTTTTAAACGTACCACCTTCAAGCGGAGGCATACAAGCCTGATGTTCAAAAGAGCATATCATAATAAATAACATATATTTCATTTAATTTTTTTGTCCTTAAATTTTTCTCTTCTTTTATCAGCTTCAATTTCAGCAATCCATCTTTTTGTATCAGGATCGTCTTTGTCTTTAATTAAAAATGATTTGTTAAAATAGTCTAAGAAAATAATAATAGTGCATATAAACAGTAATGCCTCTATCATTATTTTTTGCCGTTTCTAAATATCTGAGTTCCTTTAATACCAAAAATACTTGCAACGACAAGAATCCAAAGATTAGTAAACCAGGTCGGAAGAGATTGAAAATGTTCAAAAAATAAATTTATTTTTTCCATAGCTGCTGCATCATCTGAAAATACACCATAAGCTAAAACTAAGATTGGCAATGTAAGAATAAACAAAACTACTTCATCCTTATAATCGTTTTGCCTAGCCTCTAAAAGTTTACCTTGATACTCAGCTTGTCCATTTGCCATCTTTTCGGCATGACGCATTTGAGCATCTGCCATAAGCATTTTAGTTTGTTGTCTTTTTTTATAGATATGACTACCAGCTTGAGCTGCTAGTTTTAATGCACTTAGCCACATTTTTTAAACTCCAGGTTTGTATTGTACTTTACCATTCTCATCTCTGTATGCAATGAGAGATTGGTTTCTGTTTGTTTTTAAAGAGTACGAACAGTGAATCCATCCGCTATTAGGTTCAGCTTCATTATGAAATTCTAAAATCAATTGGTCAAATTCAAGATTGTTTTTAATCCATAAAGCCAAATCTTTATTTGATACAGAATGTATTTCAAAGTCTGCTGCTTGACCTTTTGCATGTTGAGAATTAATTGAGCTTCCAATTCTTACACATAATTCAGGTGATCTATAACCTGAACTAATCATAACAGGTTTTTCAAATTCTGATCTAATGGGTTGTAATACATTAATACATAATGCTTTAAGATTATCTATGTGATCAGGCTTTGGCTCATTAGGTATGCCATGTCTTGTAGCCATTTGACTAGAAGTTAATTCTGAAAGAGTAAAGTTGGCTGAAAGTTTCATCTGTCGTTAATTCTTTTAACGTAGAGTTTTCTCCATAAACGATTTTCCCATCTTGATACAATCTTAAGAAGCCATCGTAAAAATTTGTTATAAATTTTTTTCATTTTAGTAATGGGTTAGAATTTTGTGCTTTAAATTCTTTGATTTGTAATTCTAAAACTTGCATACTCTTTTCTAGTATTGCAATTTTTCTATTTTGTTTTTCTATTTTTATATTTTGTTGTCCAATTTCTTTAATTAACGGATTCAAGTCAAGTCCAGCAAGAGAATTTATTTGTTCTTGCATTTTGCCATAAGTGACAAAACCTGCACCGATTGCTCCCACCACACCAATAAGTGCTGCGATAGCTGCTAAGTTATCTTGTAATTTTTTAACCATTTTTTAATACCTGTATTTCGTTTATCAATCTTTGCTTTTCAAGTCTAATCTTATTAATTTGTTTTTCTTTAGCAAATATTGGGTCATTTTGTGTATAAGATAAAAGGGTCTTTGTAGAATATAATGTTCTATTATCTCTAATATTAATTTGATCTTCATAGATTCGTTTTTTTTTATAAAAAGGAATTTTGTATTGTTCAAGCAAATTATTAGATGTCATTGCCTTAATTTTAACAAAATTTTTAAATTTTAAATTTTGATCTATATCCTTGATTTTGGCATCAATCTTTGCCATAGCTTTGTTTAATGAAATATCTATATTATTTTTTGAATCATTTGAAGCGGTGTCCGACTTGTCAGGTGCATCTATTTTCTGCTTTGCTGTTTTTTGCTCTTGGTCTTTATCTTTATTTTCAGCAAATGCCTCTTGAGGATTTGACTCCTGTTCCTCAGTCATTTCTTGTTTTGATGTAATACCTTGACCGCCTAATTCTTCTTTTTCTTTTACTTCTTTTGGTTGCGGTGTTTTATTTTCAATTAACATTGTTTGCATTGGAGTTTTTTCTAATTGTTCCAATGGAGCTTCTTTTTTAATTATTTCAAATTTAGGTTCTTCTTTAAATTCTTGTAATGTTAATGGTTGTTCAAATCTTATTTCTTTTTCAAATTTTAATATTTGTTCAAACTCTCTAAACTCTTGGCTAATCTCAGTGTTAAAAGATATAAGTTCTGTTTGTATAGCAGGTGGTAATGGAGAATAATCTATATCAAGCAATGTAGCAGTAAGTTCAGCACCTAATAAATTTGGTGCAACTGCACTTTGTGAATCTGGTTTATATCCATCAATACCTGTCCAAGACCAACTCCAGTTTCTTGCACCTGTACCATTGTGAATTACAGTATCAGTGTAAGTATAAGTATTAGCATAATAACCTGCATCGTTGTTTCTGTTTTGTGTAACATTAGCCAATGAATTATTATTTTCATCCAAAATATTAACTGTTGTTGAAAAGCTATCTCTACCATTAGTTGCTTGTCCGCATTGATGAGCTGATCCTGACCATTCACAGTTTTGTACTTCGGTTGTAGAATTTAATCTAACGCCACCATCTAAACTATCAGCAGTTGTAGTAAACTGACCACCATTTTGTTTTTCGGTTGTTATACCTACAAGTGATCCATTTGATGAAACTGTACCAGTTCCATTAGCTTCTAGTTCTCTATTAAAACTAGATATGCCTGATGTAGTCCAACCTGTTGAACCATTGATGCCATCAATTGATCCTGATTGGTTTTGTAAGTTTGTTGTACCTACACCTGCATTAGGTAACAAGTTGCCTGATGTAGCTTCTTCTGCATTACTTTGATTTATTAGTAGAAGACTTAGAAGTAGTATTATGCTTCGCATCAGTTTCCTCAATAACTTTCAAATTTTTAGTATAGGTATTATGATCTGGTCTAAGTTTTCTATATTTTTTCCATAACTTATCTGCTTGTTTTCCAATCTTGCCATTGAACGGACAAGGAGTTCCTGCATGAATCATAGCTTCAAAAACTCTTGCGTCTTGGCAAAGTAAAGCTACAGATGCTACCGCCATACCATTAGCTTTTAATTCTCTTGCAAGTTTTATTCTTTCACAATTTTTATCTCTAAAACTTTTACCTGCTGATAATCCCATGCCAAAGGTTTGAATACCACCAGAAGCAGATACTGAACAAACATCCATACCTGATGGTGATAAGTTTGGTGCAAATGCACTAGGTGGTGCTGATTTTATATTTGATGTAGAATTATTTGTAGTTGTTGTATTATTAGATGATCCACTTTGATAAGTGTTAGTTGCACTTGATGTATAGCCACCAGATATGTTGGTGTTGCTACCAGATGAGTTGTTTTGTGTTGTCTCTGCGTAAACAAAACTACAAACAAAAAATAATAATGTACTAAGTTTTAGAATCTGTTTCATTGTGTGTATCTTTCTTTTTAAACATATTTTTATTTGGAAAATTATCTAACATACTTTTTAATTTATTAAAAAATTCCTTTTGATCTTTTCTATCTTCAATTCGTTCTTGGTCAATAGTCATTATTTGAACACCCATTTTTTTTTGATTGTCACTACGCACTCTTAACATTTTATTGTTATTTTTTTTTCTATAAATTTTTGTTTTAACATCAATCAAAAAAGTATTGCCATATTCGTCTACAGCAATAATATCAAAAGGTGATGTATGATGACATGATCTTGCCACATAAAATCCACTATTGATTAAAAGATTTACAGCTTGTAGTTCAGAAATTGTTCCTATATCTATTTTACTAAGAGGGTTACGACTAGATTTGCTACACTTGCCATTCCTGTTCCTAGAATCAACCATATAAACTTATAGATTAGATTTATTTTTTGATCAATGTGAACTAAATGATTGTTCCTAATTGTGTCAATTTTGTGATGTAGTAAATTTATTTCACCTTCTAATTTGACTATTGCAATCTCATTTTTTTTTGATTGATTAATTTCGGTCATTTTCAACACCTTCTTTTATATCATCAGCATCGTCATCGCTAATAATGTTTACTGAAGCCATATATGATACAAGTCTTACAAAATTTTTAATTGCTGCATCACTATCAGGTCTTAAATTAAAACCTTTTTTTAAAAAACCCACAATTTTTGGATTAGTAAAAGCTCTAGCAATAGCAATTGGTGCTAATAATATTGCTGCACTTTGAGCTGCGAATGTTCCTGTAAGCAAACCTAAAACTGCACCAGCTTGTGATAATTGTATAAATATTGCTCCAGGTACTCCCTCACCTACGAATTTTTTTTGTGAGACCTCTAAAGATTTAAATAAAGATCGTATTGTTGAAATTTCTTGTTTACTGAATATTTTTTCTAAAACGTTATCACCAAATTTATTAAATTCTTTCGCTAAAATAGCACCATCTAATTTGCCTTTTTGCCTTTCTGATATTTTTGCAATATCAGTTAATAGAGTGCCTTTTAATTTTAGTTGTAAATTTACTCTATCCTCAACATCTTTTGTATCTTTAATTATTTGTGATAATCTTTTGACTGTGCTTGGTCTACCAGGAGCAATTAAAGTTTTGTAAACTATCTCAGGTTCTTTGTCAGTTAATCTTTTTATTAATTTATTATTATATTTTTTAACGTTATCTTTATAAAATCTTTGAGCTTTATTATAAGCAGATTTTGCTGCTGGAGATACGTCTGCTTGGTCAATGTTTTTAGTAAGTTCATTTGAAATTTTTGCTGCGTATCTTTGTGCCTGTCCTCCAACCAATTCTGTTGATGATCTATTTATACCTAATAAAGTAGATCTTATAGTGTTTGCTGTAGCAAAATCAACTTTGTCAGCATTGTCTAATACCGCATTTGCAACCCTTAGTGCAGGTGCTTGTAGTTTTGCAACTGGTTTTGCTTGTGCAATCAACTCTCTAGCAATTTTCTTAGATGAGGTAATATCAACTCCACCTTCTACAATTTCATTTACTGTTTTAGTTTCAGTTTTAAATACAGGATTGCCAAAACTGTCTACAACACCTGTGTTTTTTTTTCCTACTTCTTGTACTGTTTTTTTGTAAACAGGTTTTGTAAGTTCGTTTACTTTTTGATACAATTTATTTGATTGTCCTTTAAAAGCATCTAAATTGTTTTCAATAGCTCTAGTAACCAAAGCACCATAATCTTCCCTACTTAAATCTTTTCCGTATTGCTCTAAAAAATCATCAACAGATTTTGTAGATAACAATTCAGCACCTCTTCTTGATTGTAAAACTCTTCCACCACCAATAAGAGATTTTTCAGCAACATTTTCTGCAACATCAATAAATCTATTTTCAGATCCTATTCCAGGAGTAATCATCCCTGTATTTGCAATTTTTTGTTCTTCTTCAGATATTTTTGAATAACCTTTATTTACTTTTTCTTTTTGATTTTTAATAAGTTCTTCAGCTTCTTCTGCTTCTTTTGAGTATTTAACTCCTTTAAAACCAACCTTACCTAATATTCTTGGAATTGCATTACCTATAACCTCTGCACTTGCTCCTGTCGCAAAACCTCTTAACATTTCTCTTACAACGCTTTCTTTTGGGTCAAAGGATTGAGATGCACCTGCACCTAAAGACTCACCAGTTCCAGCGAATAATGATCTTGTAAGTAAAGGTCTAGCTCTTAATAAACCACCAATAGCTGTTCTAGCTGCTGTTAATGTACCTGCTGTAACAATACCACCAACAGCTCCAAAAACCTCTACAGCAAGTCTTTGAAAATCATCTGAGTTTAAATAATTTTCTAATCCACCAGCTTCATCTCTACCAAATTGAAATTCAGTTGGAGTTCCAGCTACACCTTCACCAGCAGAAAATATGTCTGTTTCTTCCATACCAGATCTTTGTTCTGCGGTAGGTAACACTTTATTTTTAAAATCTTCAATTGATATTTTTCCTTTATAATATTTATTGTAAAATTTTTCTGCTAATTCTTCATCTGGTATATCTTTATACTGAGGATATTGTTTTTTAAATTGAGGTATTGTAAGTGCCATTATAATACTCCAAAAATATCATTTTCTATTTCATTTTTTTTCTTAGGTGTTTTTTTTGTTGATGCAGGTTCTGTAGGTAAAGCACCACCTTTAATTTGAACATCAATTTTTTGTAGATATTCTCTTAAAGATTCTAATTTAGCTAAATAAACTGATTCTGTATCATAAATAGATGGTAAAATTTTTCTAACATTTGCTTCCTCTGCTGCTGATACTTGAGCTCCTCTTAATGCTTTTATTACATTAAGTTCTAATTGTTTTGTATCTGCTTTAAATTTTGCATATTTTGAATTTAAACCTGTTTCAGAAGCTAAACCTTTAACAAAACCTTCAAATAAACCGCTACCTTGTTTTTTGACTTGTGTTTTTAATTTTTCTATAGAACCTAATACGGCTGTTCTTGTTGCAGCCTTTTCAATCTCACCAGCAGATTTTTTTGACAAATACCTATTTGGATTAAACCTTACTAATCTCTCATCAATTTTAACATTTTTGTTTTGTTGCACATCAAAAACATCAACTAATTTTCCTTGTCCAATACCGATACTCATTCTTTTTGCTCTAGCAAGTTTTATTCTTTCAGCATCAAACAATGCCTCTTGCAAACCTTTACCTCTGAACCCAGCAGATATTAGTCCAAGTCCTTGTCTAAAATTATCACTGCCTAATAAACCTTGAATTTTACCTTGTCCAAACTCTCCGCCTCTACCAAGCAAACCTTTTGTAGCTTCTTTTACTTTTGTACCAGGCATACCAAATATCATTTTTTTTATTACATCATCATATATTGACATTATATTAATCCTCTCTGTTCAAAATAATTTTCAAAAATACCAAGTCTTCCTGGCATATCAACTAAACCCTCTGGTCTCATAATATTATCTAAATTTGCTTTAGCTTGATCATATCTACTTAAAATATTACTTTGTGGTTGTTCAACAGGAAAAAAACTTAACGATGGTGCTTTTTCAAATTCACCTGCTGAAATCATTCCTTGTAATCCTTCCAAACCTTCTAAAGTCAAATTAGCTAATCCTGCTAATTGTTCTTGCGTTGGTTGATCTTGTTCTAATGCAGATTTAGCAAAACCTGCAATAGCTTGTGTTGCAAAAGGTTCTATAATATTTTTTCCAGGATAATCAAAAATACCTTCAAATTCTTTTGGTAAATCACCTTGCACAAAACCACTATAAATATCAGGGTCAGCAAAACCAAATCCACCTGATGATGGATCATAAAATACTGCAGGATTAAATCCTAAATCTTCATCAGCAGATGTTGCAGCAAAAGCTGCCGCATAAGGATTGCCTCCTGTCATAACAAAAGTTTTTGCAGCATCTTCAAAATCTAAATCTGAAACAATTTTGCCAGTTTCATCAATAAAATCTCCACCAGCTTCAACGACATTTCCTAAAACATCAACACCACCTTGAACAATATTTCCACCAGCACCAATAACATCTGATACAACATCTGTTGCTGAATCAATTACACTGCTCATAATACCACCGCTATAATTAATAATATTAAATAATATTTAAGAGGTTTCTCTTTAAATTTAGTTTCTAAATCAAAATATATTTTTTGTAGTTTTGCCATTATAAAAGTATGTCCAATATTCCAGCACCAACTGTTAAATAATCTGGTGTTGTTGTTTGAGTTCTTGTTTGCGTTGGAAAACGAAAACCAATTGGTGATACTAGTCCAGCGTACTGTTGCAATGCTTGTAATGGTGCTAACTGTTCTTGTCTTTGTAAATTTTCCAATGCACCACCCACTTGTGTTAAACTTGGTACAGCTCTTGATAGTGATTCTTGAAAACCTCTTTCTTGTCCATACGCTTGAAAAGCAAGAGGCAATGCTCTTCCAGCAACAATGTCTGCAACAGTTTGTTGTGCTACTGGTGATGAAGGTGTTCTACCTGCACCACTAAATTGACTTGCAACTGTAGTGTAAGCCTCTTCTCCAGCTTGTTGTATCAATGGTGATAAAAAAGGATTTAAATTTCCACCAGCTAAAGTGGTTGCTTGTTGTTGTTGAGCAAGATTTGCTAATTGTTCTTGTCCAGCTAGACCAGTTAAAGTTTGTTGAGTTGGTGGAACGTAACCAGATCCTGCTGCACCCATGTTATAAATATTTGTTGCTTCTGATAATACTTGACCTAATGCTGGCACTGCTGGTGCATAAGCACCTGAAACTGATTCTGCTGTAGTTGTTGGTGATAAAAATGACATTTAGTCTTTCTCCTTTTCTAGGTTTTTTTCTAAGACGACATGAGTCTTCTTATAGTTATATTTGTCAAGAATCTTTTGCCAACCAGGTCTTGCAACTAATTCCATTAAATCACATCCTTGTTTCTTAGCAAAATCTTCAAGTTTTTCAATTAAATGTTGCCATTGCTGTCTATTTTTTCCTGTAACAATCGGCAAATGAAATACTTTTTTAATACTTCGTTGAATAATCTCTGATACTACTACACCATTAATCTTTTCTTCTGTTGTGGATTTTTTTCCATCCCAAAGAATCCATAACTGTAGTTTACCTTTTTTTAATAAATTTTTAAAATGTGTAGAATGATGATGTCTATTTGAATAATTTAACGCATCATCTACAAAAGGTTTTGCAATAACCCATACCTTATCAATGTCTTTGGGTGGGATATAAACAATATCCATATTAAAAATCTATTTCTAATATACTAATTATTCCTGCAATTTTATTTGCTGTTGCTGCTTGTAATTTTAAAACATCACCAGCTTCTAATACAATTGTGCCTTTGGCTAAATTATCTACAGTTTTTGAATTGATAGTTACATGAGCTAATTCATGTTCAGCATTAGAGTTAGAAGAGTCTGTAGCAAACATTTCTACTTCAATATTACCTGTATCAATATTTGTAACTTG